CGGGGCGCGCACGACCATCCAGCACCGTGCGCGCCCCGCCCGCAAGCTATAATTATATCACATTTTCATATATTTGTCAAGCACTTTTTTTAAAAATTTTTTTTTAAAAAATTTTTTTTTATTTTTTTATTTTTTTAATTATACCACAAGCCGCTGCATATGTCAAGTATTTTTTTAAAAAATTTTTGGGTCTAGCAATATGCCAGACCCATATCTCTCCATCTTAAAATTGAAATCTGATTGCAAGCTCTGCCTATTTTAAGGGCTTCGCGCTTTGTATCAACTCTGTGGCTCTTGTCTATGTAGTAAATTCCATTTGAGAACCAAATCCCGCAATTTCCGCCATATGCCTTGATAAACTGCATTGCTTCTCTTATGTCTGTTGTTTCAAGTCCTTCTGTGGCTACCTGCCAGCCGCTCTTATAAACAATCGGCTTGCCATTCTTTAAAGTAAGACCGCCATTATTTCCTATCTTTTTAAGTGTTCTAATGTTTATCATATACTTTCCCTCTTTCCTATTGATATGATTATTATACTATATTTTTTACTATCTGTCAACAACTATTTTCTTTTATCCTATATGGTAACTGCCTAAGCAGTTACCATCTGGAGAGCGTCCTCATCAACTAGGATAACTTCCTTTATATTGAAGGATTCTTTGTTATTTACATAGAACTCGAATGTGATCCATGCGTCTTGTGTATCATTGAATCCTACGTCAACTTGTCTACCGCTATTCATGATGATTGTTATTGTATAATTTTTTGTCATTTCCTTTTACCTTAGCCTTGCTGGCTTCCCTTCCTTTATTCTGATTATATTATATCACATCTACATCGGATTGCAATAGGCAAAATGCACAAATTTTAGGAAATTTTTTTGTGCATTTTTTTTGAAAAAAGTGCTTGACAAAACGTTGCCAGGTATGGTATAATATTTTTGCCGCTGCAGCGGTTTTTTACGACATTAAAAAAAGAGCCTTTCGGCTCTTTTATTCTATCCCCAAGTTTCTGCCTTGATGAATTTTCCATTATCATCAAACCAGTTAATTCTAGTTTGCTTTGTGAGTTTCTGTGTCCACTGAACTGTGTTTCCGATTACTGATACTTCAAGTCCGTTTGCTTTTGCTGTGTTTATAAATCTTTCCTTATCTGTCATTTTTTTGTACCTTTGCCTCTTGGGCTTCCTTTCCTTTATTCTGATATAATATTATCATATTTTTTAAAGGGTGTCAATCATTTTTTTATATTCTTCTAATAAAATTTTGCACAAAAATAGGATTTAAATTTTGTGCATTTTTTTGCAATTTTCTACTTGACAAGTACGGAGCTGGTATGGTATAATTTTTGGCGCGCAAGCGCGTTATTTCGGGGCGGCAGCGGTTACTTTGTATAGTCATGAGGCAGCGGCTGCCGCACATTAAAAAAAGAGCCTTTTGGCTCTTTCTTATATTTTCTTTACTTCAATTACGTCAAATCCATGAACTACAATATTTGAAAGTCCTTTTGAGTCAGTAACTATTGTTTCGATTTCATCTGTGTAAAGATTTAAGACTTTTGCTTCAATCATTACTTTTTCCATTTTTTTATTTGTTTTTCTAATCTTATTAATAATATTTTTAATCATGTCCTTTTACCTTTTCCTTTCCTTTATTGTAATTACATTATATCAAATGATTGATTATTTGTCAATACTTTTTTTCAACTTTTTTTATTTTTTCTTTTTATTTTGGTTGAAGTTCTATCGAACTTCAACCACAAAACCTTCAGTCTGAAGCCTGATGATGTCATCTTTTGTTACCTCAATAACACCAATTACTAAACCATTGATTGATACCTTTGCCATTTTGTTTTACCTTTACCGTTTCCGGTTTCCTTTCCTTTATCTTATGTATGTATTATAGCATTTTGGTTCATGTTTGTCAATAGTTTTTTTAATATTTTTTTATTGTAATTTTGCACAATTTTGTGATGAAAAATTTGTTGAATTTTTTTCAATTTTCCTCTTGACAAATGTCATGTTGTTGTGTTATAATATTTTGGATTTTGAACGATTGTTATCGTTCAAAATCTTTAGTATTTTTTTATAAAAAAAGTGCTTGTTTGTTAAAACAAGCACTCCTTTATTTAATCAGAATACACTGTTTCATAGCCGTTTTTTGTAAAAGCTCTGAACATGCTTAAAGCCTTTTCTTTTTCTACAATATTGAAATGATTATCATAAAATGTAAAAACGCAATTTGGAAATTGTGCTTTATATTCATTAATTGCGTCCATAGCAACATGATTGTTTGCTACAAAGCGACCATTTTTCTTTTCTACTCTAATCTCTACTGTTCTCATCATTTCCTTTTACCTTAATCCTTTTGGATTTCCTTTCCTTTATTATGTATTTATTATATATCATAAACTTTTATTTGTCAATACTTTTTTTAAATATTTTTTATTTAATTTTACACAAAATAATTATGTTTTGTGATACAAAATTTGTTGAATTTTTTACAAAAAAACTCTTGACAAATGCCGTTCTCATGTGGTATAATTTTTCGGCTTCCTGCGGTCGCCAGCTGGTATTAGCGCAAGCGGTTGCGCAAAGTAACTGCATTTTTACATCGCTGCTGCTGCAAGGTTTTCACATAGACATTAAAAAGAGCCTTTCGGCTCTTTTTATTTGTATCTGTATGTTACTGTCCAAGGCTTTTCAGCATCTTCAAGTGGGAAGTATCCAGTCCAGAAGTCGTGCAGTTTATCGTTATTCCATAACTTTTTAGCGTACGCGTCTCTCTGTCTTCTTGTGGCGAATCTCTTTGTATATCCTTTACTCATAACCCTTTACCTTTCAACCTTTTCGGTTGTCCTTTCCTTTATCTTGATATAATATTATCACATCTTGCTTTTGTTGTCAACTAAAAAATTGCACAAAAAATAATAAAATTTATGACTATTTTTTGTACAAATTTTTTTAGTTTTTTACTTAACAAAAACCCCAACCGGTATTATAATAAGATTAAGAATTAAACGAACGTTCAGGTTCGCAACGTACCTTAAAGATTTTTCACGTCAAAGCGATGGCGGGGGTACGGATCTAGGAACGAACAAACTTTCGATCCCCGAGAAGGTCTTTCCACCACCTTTCCCAGAGAAAATTATTTTTCATTTCAATAACGAATAAATGTGATTTAAAGAAAATTATTTTTTATTTCAATAACGGATAACGAATATAGGGAAAAATAAAAACTCGGAAAGCTTTTTAACTTTCCGAGCAAATACCACGCACCTATATATAACTAATAACGCTCCTTAGCGTGTTTAATGCCTCTTTTAACCCCAACAATAACAGCAAAAATCATAATTCCCCATATAGGAGAAAAAACCCACCACCAACTCCAGTCAATATGACCTGTTAACTTTAATCCAATGAACAAAAGCAATAGTCCATCAAAAAAGGTCATTGGTTTTCCAAATTCAATATTAGTAGTATTTTTTTTCTGTGTTTCCATCTATATTTCTTCTATCTTTTCCAAAATTATTTTTCTCCATATCAGGGTCTATTATATTTAGTTTGCGGGAGTCCGCTTCATAAACAACTCTAATCTCAACATCATCTCCGCTAAATACATCAAAAATTAAATCATGAACTTCTTGCCAGTCAATTCCGCTTATCTTAGGCATAGCAACTCTCTTCATGTTTTCACGAAGCATCGTTCGCCGCATATCCATCAGCGCCTCTTTTATTCTTTCTTTTGCGGGAACCTCATAATACTTGCCTGTTGTAATTAAATTCAATATATTCTTATTATTGCTAATTCTGCAAAAGCCTTTCCCAAGCCAAATTCCTGCTCTATAAAGTTTCTTTAAATCGCGGGAAGTGCCGTATCGTGACTCGAAGGAGGCAGCTAAACCAGTAGGGGAATCGAAGTCCGCGCCAATCCACTGCGCAAGTGCATATTCTTCTTCATAATCAAATAGGTTTCCTTTTGTTTCATTATAAGTAAACATATTTTAACACCTTCTTTTTTCTTTTTCTATAATTATTATATAAAAATTTTTTATCTTTGTCAATTTTGTTTAATATTATCCTTGACAAAAGTGAAAATTTTTCGTATAATATAAGTATAATAAGAACACAAAGGAGAGTATAATTAAAAATGTCTGAAACTAATCAAGATACAAAACCTATAAAATTAGACTATACTCTTGAAAAACCAGAAGATCGTGTAGCTTTAACATATAAAATTATAGAAAATGCGGCGCCTGAAACACTTACGCCTAAATATATAGAAAAAATGAGCGATTATATTATCTATGCGATGACTAAACAAGAACGATTAAGTCATAAGATACTTACAGATAATAGAAAAAAAGTTATCAAAGAACGTGAAATTGGTTTGGAAAGTTTTACTACTCAAAAAGATGATTGCGGGAACGGCGATCAAAACGCCTTGACCGGGTATGATGTGCTTTATAACCAGGCTATTGATGGCGGAAAAGGAACTCGCTTAACTTTAAAATATAAAAGGATAGACCAAGAAGATTTAGATACTATTCCTTATTTAAATAATATTCAAGAAGAAATCAAAAAATTAAAAGAAGCAGAAGACAATAGCACAGAAGGGAAACAGCGTTATTCGATACATCAAAATATCATAGATTTAAGCAAAGACCAGTATCTAATTAGACAAAGTCATCAAAAAACAGTGGGGCGCGCAAGCCATACTATCAAGACAGTTGCTAACTTAAAAATATATGAAAATGTTATGCCTAATAAAGATGGAACTTTAGATATAGATGCAAATGTAACTTTATTATTACCAAATCATGTTTCTGCATTATTATGTAATTACTCTAATTTAAAGCAAGAATGTGATGGTAGATTTGAATTAGATATGTATTATATGTTATTAGATTTAGAAAATCTTGTAACTAAAGCACTTGATGATTTTCCTTTATATTATGATTTATTAGTATATAAAATAGATGGTCGAACAAATATTGAAATTCAACAAGAGCTTCAGAATAGTTTTGGGATTCATTATTCTGTAGAATATATTTCATCTTTATGGAGAAAGAAGATTCCAAAATTAATTGCGGAAGAAGCTCAAAAGCAATGGCTGAATTGGTATTATACAGAAATTAAACCTGGTTATTGGAAAAAATGTAATAGATGTGGGCAAATTAAATTAGGTCATACTAAATTCTTTTCAAAAAATAAAAGCAGTAAAGACGGATGGTATAGTATTTGTAAAGACTGCAGAAATAAGAATAAAGTAGGGGCGGTGAAAGATTAATGCCAACAACAGAACCAAAAAAGAAATATACTTGCACGAGATGTGGTAAGACATTATCTGAAATTAAATTTTATACCCATAAAGACGGTACAAAAGATGAAATGTGTAAAGATTGTTTATGTGCCCATGTAAACAATTTTGACCCTAGTAGTTTTTTATGGATACTTGAAAGAATGGATGTTCCATGGATACCAGAAGAATGGAATGTACTTCGAGATAGAAAGTATAATGAAGACCCGCGGAAGGGACAGGGCGGGCCTGCTGTTATGGGAAAATATCTTTCGAAAATGAAGTTAAATCAATGGAAAAATTATTCTTGGAAAGATTCAGAAGAGTTACAAAATAGAAATAAAATAGAAAAAACAGAAGAGCAAATTGAAGCTGAAAAAATAAGAGATGAAGAGTTAAAACAGGCTTTAGAAGCGGGAGAAATCTCAGAGGCTGAATATAAAACTTTAGTTTCAACAGAAACAGTTAAAGAGGTTGCGGAAACCCAGCCTATGTTATTCCCAGGTGCGTTTACTACGCCTTCAACTGACCCATTTGCAGCGATAGACTCACAATATATATCTGAAGATGAGCTTCCGGATCCTGCATCAGACCTTACCGCAGATGATAAAATATATCTTGCGATGAAATGGGGTAGATTATATAAGCCTAATGAATGGGTTGAACTTGAAAAGAAATATAATGAAATGCTAAATTCTTTTGATGTTCAAGATGCTGATACTCGAAATACTCTTATATTAATGTGTAAGACTGACTTAAAAATGAATCAAGCTCTTGATTGTGGAGATATAGATGGTTATCAAAAACTTGCAAAAGTTAGTGATAGTTTAAGAAAATCTGGTAAATTTACAGCTGCACAAAATAAAGATAAAGATAATGACCAGATTGACTGTGTTGGAGTATTAGTTGCCGCCTGTGAAAGAGAAGGCGGTTTTATTCCTAATACTTTAGTAGATATAAAAGAAGATATGATTGATGTAAGTATTAAAGATACTCAAAAATATTTATATAATCTTGTAACTAAAGATTTAGGTTTTGGACAGCAAATTGAAAATTATTTAAAGAAAATTCAACTAGAGCATGATATGATTGATAATCCTAACGAAGATATAGAAGAAGTTGAAGAAATTCAAGATGAAGAGATTGCAAAATTTTATGAAAGAATAGCTGATGAAAAAGAACAGGATAGTCAAGTAGATGAAAAAACTAATGCTTATGAAAAGAGAGGTGAGTTGAATGGCGCTAGCTGATTTAATGGAACTTTCTGTAAGCAAAGATAATATTAAAATAGGTATTTCCGAAGAAAGAATTAAAGCGTGCCTCCCTGAATTAAGGAAGGCTATTGCTTTTTATCGACAATATCCTGACTTATATATTGATTTTTGTAATTCATGCGCTTCTAGTAAAGACAAGAAAGTTCTAAAACTATATGTTTATCAACGTATATTTTTGCGGCAAGCAATGAGATATAGGCATGTATATGCAGTCTTTCCGCGTGCCTATTCTAAATCATTTTTATCTGTTTTAGTCTTAATGTTACGTTGTATTTTTTATCCTGGATGTCATTTATTTGTTACCACAGGTGGTAAAGAGCAGGCAACGGGTATCGTTAGAGAAAAAGCGGAAGAGTTATGTAAATTAGTACCTGGATTAGCAAATGAAGTTAATTTTGATAGAGGTAAATCAAAATCTTCAAAAGAAGAATTTACATTTTTATTTAAAAATGGTAGTATTCTTGATGTAATGGCTTCAACACAACGTTCAAGAGGTCGACGTGCTACTGGAGGACTTGTAGAGGAAGTTATTCTTGTTGATGGTACGATTCTTAATGAAGTCATAATCCCTACAATGAACGTTTCAAGACTTCTTCCAGATGGGAGTAGAAATGATGATGAAATTGTTAATAAATCTCAAATTTATGTAACCACAGCTGGCTGGAAAAATACCTTCGCTTATGAAAAGCTGATGATGATATTATTAGAGCAGATAACACAAAGTGAAAGTGCTTGTGTTATGGGCGGAACCTGGCGGGTTCCAGTTGCTGAAGGATTATTAGCTAAAAATTTCGTCCAACAACTTAAATTAGATGGAACATATAATGATAGCTCATTTGGTCGTGAATATGAATCTGAATGGAGCGGAGATGCGGAAAACGCTTACTTCTCGTCCGAGATTTTTGACAAATATCGTATTCTAAATCAACCTGAATACGAATTTAGTGGAAGAAGTAGCAAAACAGCTTATTATGTACTTGGAATAGACGTTGGTAGAAAAGGATGTACTACTGAATGTTGTGTTATAAAAGTAACCCCGCAGCCGCAAGGAAGTTCAATAAAATCTTTAGTAAATTTATATTCATGGGAAGAAGAGCATTTTGAACAGCAAGCTATAAATATTAAAAAGTTATTTATAAAGTATCGAGCTAGAGTTTGCGCTATTGATGCAAACGGACTTGGTATTGGATTGATAGATTATATGGTTAAACCTCAGATAGACCCTGAGACAAGTGAAACTCTTCCTCCTTTTGGAGTGGATAATATGGATGAATATCCAGAATATAAAAAATTTAAAACTCCAGAAACTATTAAAGATGCTATGTATTTAATTAAAGCAAATGCTCCAATTAATACAGAAGCTCATTCTTATGTTCAGACTCAATTATCTAGTGGAAAAATTAAATTCTTAATAGATGAAACTACTGCAAAACTAAAATTATTAGAAACAAAAATGGGACAAAATATGTCGCCAGAGAAACGTGCAGAATATTTAATGCCATTTACATTAACTACTTCTTTAAGAGAACAAATGTTAAATCTTGTAGAAGATAATGAAGGTGTTAATATTATTTTAAAACAATCTACAAAGACAACTCCTAAAGATAAATTTTCTGCTTTTGAGTATGGATTATTATTTATTAAGAGAGAAGAAGAGCGAAAACATCGCCGCAGAGGAAGAGATTTATCTGGTTTAATGTTATTTAATTAGTTTTGGACAAAATTGAAAAATAGTTACTCTATTTTTTTTAAATATAGTAAGTCAAGAGAAAGGAAATGAAATTAATGAGAGCGAGTCGAGGAGAAATAACAATAGCAGAAATTTTACAAGAAGCTGGGTTAGATTTTCAAGAAGAGTATAGTTTTAAAGATTTAGTGTCTAATACAGGTCGCCCTTTAAGATTTGATTTCGCAGTTTTTGATGATGAAGGAGATTTAGACTTTTTAATCGAGTATCAAGGTATTCAACATTATGAACCAAAAGAAAAATTTGGTGGATGGTCTGGATTGCATAAACAACAATTTAATGACATGAAAAAACGAGAATATTGTAAAAAGCATGGGATTAAATTAATTGCAATTCCATATACTGATGAATATATCTTGAGCTATGATTATATTATGAATTTAGCAGGATATTAAAGGAGAATTATAAATGAAAAACAGACGTTTTAATAATAGTCATAAAGAGAATAATAGAAATTTCTCTATGAGACTGTTAGATAATAATTCACATGATTATCCTCTTAATCCAGAAACTGGCACTATAGATTTCAATAAAATTAAAGTAGGTATAAAAACCCTTGAAGATGCAATAATTTCTACTCCAATGAAAACAGTTGGTGGAGATTTTGGAAATAAGGAATATATTTTAAGATGTATTGATAAACATGATATTGCATCACTAAGAAAAATTTCTAATTTCTACTATAATACAAGCGGAATTTATGCAAGATTATGTAGATATTTAGCTTATTTGTTTAGGTATGATTGGTATGTAGTTCCTTATATTTTTGGAGGAGATACTTATCCTGCAGAAGAGAAACGCGGAGACCTTGGAGCAAAAGAAGTTAATAAAATATTAGATGGATTCTTTAGAGCCTTAAGGTATCTTGATAATTTTAGAGCAAAATTAGTTTTAGGTGGAATTGCTTTAAATGTTATTAGAGATGGATGCTATTATGGATACATAGTTCATAGTACAACTGGTCCAAGTATTCAAGAATTATCTCCTGAATATTGTAGGTCTAGGTATAAAAAAGATAATAAACCAGTTGTTGAATTTAATATGAAGTATTTTGATGATTTATATCCAGATACGCAATACAGATTAAGAGTATTAAAACTTTTCCCCGAAGACTTTTTAAAAGGATATAAGTTATATAAAAAGGGAAAATTAAAAGGAGACTTTCAAGGCGATAGAGCGGGTTGGTATATGTTAGACCCAACTTACGCTTTTAAAATATCATTATATGATAATGATGCTCCTGTACTTGCGGCAGTTATTCCCGCAATTATAGATTTAGATGAAGCGCAAGCGCTTGATAGGAAGAAGATGGCTCAAAAACTTCTTAAAATTATTATTCAAAAGCTTCCGCTTGATAAAAATGGAGATTTGATTTTTGATCCTGATGAAGCTCAGCAATTACATAATAATGCTGTAAAAATGTTAAGCAGAGCTATTGGAATTGATGTTTTAACTACATTTGCAGATGTAGAAGTTGCAGATATGGCAGATAGAAATACTACTACAACAGTAGATGATTTATCAAAGGTTGAAAGAGCAGTATTCAATGAATCTGGTATATCTCAAGAGCAATTTAATACTGATGGTAATTTAGCATTAGAGAAATCTACTGCGAATGATACTGCAATGATGAGTAATTTAATTAATCAGTTTGAATGGCTTATGGATATGTTATTAGTTAATTTTAATAAAAGTCCAAAAAAGATATATTATAAAGTATCAATTCTTCCTACAACAGCATTTGATTATAAAGAACTTTCAAAAGTTTATAAAGAACAAACACAAATGGGCTATTCAAAGATGCTTCCGCAAATTGCGCTAGGATTACCACAAAGTCAAATTTTAGCAAATGCTTTCTTTGAAAATGATTTACTTAACCTTGTTACAGTATTTGTTCCACCACTTACTTCTAATACAATGAATGCGGATGCTCTTGCACAACAGCAAACAGGACGTAGAAGAACTGGAATCACAATGGTAACAGGTGAGTCTGAAGGGGAAGGCGGCGGCCGCCCTGAGAAACCGGACGAAGAAAAATCAACCAAAACTCTTCAAAACATTGAAAGTAAAAGTTAATATAAATAAGAGGAGGATTTTATAAATGAATGGATATCAATCTATTGCAACGATAAGCTCTCCGGAGTTTATAAATCTTCAACCTCTTGATATAAACCCATTGATGTCTAAATGTGAAATTAAAGTTTTATATTTAGGTAATAATAGAAATGGTACCAGTATAAATAGAGCAGCTGCGATAGAGATGGCTAAGACTCTTCGTGGCGCTCCGATTGTAGGTTATTATAAGACAGAAAAAAATGACTTCTTTGATCATGGTGAACAGATTATTTATGATGGCGATGGTGTTCATTTTAATACTTTAACAAAACCTTATGGTTTTGTTTCACCAGATGCAAATGTATGGTTTCAAGAGTTTGAAGAGACCCTTGAAACTGGTGAAACTATTCAAAGAACTTATTTGATGACTACAGGATATTTATGGACTGGACAGTATCAAGAAGCTCAACAAGTTTTAAATGATGGCGGGAAACCGCAATCTATGGAACTGGATAAAAATTCCATGACCGGTTTTTGGTCAAAAGAAGATAATTCAGAGATGGAATTTTTTATAATAAATGACGCGGTATTTTCAAAATTATGTATATTAGGCGACGATGTGGAACCATGCTTTGAAGGTTCAAGTATTACCGCACCTAATATAAGTAGTAATTTTTCATTAGATGATAACTTCAAACGAACTTTATATCAGATGATGAAAGAATTACAGTATGCTTTACAAGGAGGTAGTGAAACAGTGGGAGACGAACAAAAGAAAAAGTCTATTGATTCTTCTGTAGTTACTGAAATCGAAGAAGAATTAGACCAGACTCCAGCTGAACCTGAAACTCCAGATGCAACATCAGATACACCTTCAACTAATCCAGATTCTAATGAAGAAAGTGGAGAAACTTCAGAAACTGCTGAAGGACAAAGTGAAGAGTCTGGAGAAAATAGCGGAGAGGATTCAGGTGATGGTGGAGAAGGTTCTACCGATTATGAGAAAAAAGAAGAAAAGGAAGAAAAAGAGGAATCTTCTGATGATGGCGAAGAAGATGAACCTAAAGAAGAAGAAAAGAAAAAAGAAGACGATAAGTATTCTTTATTATTAGTTCAATTTGAAGAACTTCAAGCTTCTTATAATACTCTCAAAGAAGAATCAGAGCAGACTAAAGCAGAGTTAGAAAAATTTAAGAACTATGCTCTTGAAGAAGAAAATAAAAAGAAAGATGCTTTAATTCAAGAATTTTACATGCTTTCTGATGAAGATAAAAAGGATGTTATAGAACATAAAGCTGAATATAGTTTAAGTGAAATTAAATCTAAATTAGCAGTTTTATGCTATGATAAAAAAGTAAGTTATGCGAAAGCCGATGAGGATAGCCCAGAAGGAATAACAGTTGATGTTGTTGACTTCTCTGCAGTTCCTGAATGGTTACAAGCAGTTGATAACTATACAAAGAATAATTAAGGAGGAAACCGAACATGGCTACAATAAAAAGAAAAGGTTTTGGTCAGGTAGAGCCTAATCATCTTTCAGCTCAAAGAACTGGACAGATTTATGCTCAGCTTGTAGCGAATAAGAACCTTAATATTATTGAAAACGGAATGTTTTTAAAATATGACTATGAAAATAGAGAAGCTAATCTCACAGGAGATGGCGAATGGCTTTTAGTTTATAATGAAGAAAAACTTTATGACCCTCGTAAGCAGGCACATAAAGATTTTGCAATGATTAAGACAGATTATGTTGATGGAGAAATGGTTCCAAGATTATTTAAGACAAATGTTGGAGACATCTATACTACAAACTGTCTTGAAGCTAATACATCTGATACAGCAGAAACAACTGGTGTTACAGTAGCTGTTGGTGACAAACTTGCAGTTCAGTCTACTGGTTATCTTGGTGCAGCTGGTACAAACCCAACAGGCCCAGTGTTCAAAGTAGTAGCAATTACAACAATGCCTGATGCCAATACTGATTATCAGGCTGTTAAGTTACAGCGTATATCTTAATAAAGGAGGATTAAAGTCATGGCATTAAGTAAAGAAAATCTTATTACATTAGCTAAGACAGTTGCAAAGGCTAATCCTTCTGCTGCTGTTGCTTATAGCTTTAATGATAAAAATTATGGTTACAAAGAATTAGACGATACTCTTCGTGCAGAACTTAGAGAAATCGCTGGAACATATGCTCTTTACAGAGAGAATAAGAACATTCTTTTTGAACTTATTGAACAGGTTATTGATGAGGTACTTCCTCAAAGAGTTATTGAACAGTACGGTTCATTTGCAGACATTCGTACTTTTGAACAAGGTGAAAAGCCTATCTTTGCAGTAAAAGCTTCACAAGCTTCAAAGCAGAGAGCTAAAAAGTTCGTTACTAAAGTAGGTCTTGCAGGTGTTTACGAAGTATTTAAGCTTGATGGATATACATTAGAAGTTCCTACAGAGGCATGGGGCGGAGCTGCTCAAATTGGTTTCGAGGAATATCTTGATGGTAGAATCGACATGGCTGACGTTGTTGAAATCATCAACGATGGTCTTAATGAATGTGTTTATAGAGAAATTGCTAAGGCTCTTAAGAGTGCAGTAGCTCAGATTGCAAACACAAACAAGAAGAGTGATAATACTTTCGTTCAGACAAAGATGGATCAGTTACTTCAGATTGCAGATGCTTATGGAAAAGCTACTATTTATTGTACTTTTGAGTTCGCTGCAACAATGGTGCCTGACCAGAACTGGATTTCAAATGAGCAAAAGAACACTATGTGGAACGTAGGTTATCTTGCTAACTATAAGGGACACAATGTAGTAATTCTTCCTAACTCATTTGAAGATACAGGTAACACTGTAAAGGTTATGGACCCATCTTATGCTTACATTATTCCAACTGGCGCAGATAAGCCAATCAAAGTTGCATTTGAAGGCGATGCCGCAGTTAGAGAGTGGGAGAACAAAGATTGGTCAAGAGAAATCCAGACTTATAAGAAGTTTGGTATCGGTCTTGTTGGTCTTAATGCAGGAATCTGTGTATATCAGAATACTTCTCTTACACAGGGAACACCTTCTGGTATAATCACTAAGAAAGCTGCTCCTGGACTTTCACCAGAATATTAAAATTAAATAAAACTCAATGGGAGATTACTAGATAGTAATCTCCCATTATATAAATTTATAGAGATAAAAGGAGAATAATACTATGGATGCTAATGAAAAAATAAAAGTTCAAAATAGAGATTTTGGAACTGTTGGTTATACAATACCAGATTTAAATAATTTACATAGAGAATTTCAGCCAAATGAAGTAAAATACATTCCATTTGATGAATTATTTAAATTATATCAAGTTCCGGGCGGAGCTTATATTCTTGAGAACTATTTAATTATAGATAATCAAGAAGTTATTGATGAAATAGTTGGTCAGGTTGAACCAGAGTATTTTTATACAGAAACAGAAATTATTGATTTGATGAAAAATGGTTCAATAGATGAATTTGAAGATTGCTTAAATTTTGCTCCTAAAGGAGTTTTAGATTTAATTAAAGAATTATCGGTGCGGCTGCCGCTTAATGATGTAGCAAAGAGAGATTTAATTTTAAAGAAACTTGGTTTTAGTGTTGCAAGTGCTATTGAATTAGCTAAAACAGATGAAGAAGTTGTAGATGATGTAAAACCAACTAGAAAAGCTGCAGCTCCAAAGACACCTGAACGAGTTGTTAGAAAAGTCGTAAAAAAGACTGAAGAAAAATAATTTTTAAGAGAGGAGTGACAAAATGACACCATTTTCAAAAGTTTATAACTCATTCCTCAGAGAAATTACAGATGATATGTATATGGAGTTAACAAAACAAGATACTTTAAAAATGTTAAACGAATTACTAGAATCTGCAATTCCATGGTTTGAATTTCCAAGAAAACCATTAGATTTCACAAATGAGCATGAAGATCCTGATGATGAAGAAGATGGATATTTCATTAGTGATTTAACAGATGAAGAGATTAAAATTATTGCTATGTATATGGTTGTTGAATGGGTCGGTCAACAATTAGCAAATATTGATGTAGTTCGTATGAAATATAGTGGACCAGATTTTAAATTATCTTCACAAGCAATGCATCTTGGAAAACTTCAAAGCTTACAAAAAGAGTATGAAAGAAAAGGTTTCCATTTACAGAGACTTTATAAAAGAAGAAAGAAAGATTCTAATGGAGTGTATAGATCAACTATGCATACCCTTATGGAAACTCCTGTTTATCCTTTTAGTAGAGGAAATGAAGACCCTTCGATAGAAACTGAAACGGAGGGGTATTGGTATGGAAACTAAATACAATATTGAAGTGAACTCAACAGTTTTAAGTAAAAATTTAAAACGTATTATAAATTTAGTTTATAAACTTCTTCCTATGCGGGAAGAGGGGTTAGATTGGACTAAACCATTAGAAACTATAATTGAAGAATTAGTTGGAATGAACAGGCTGCTTATCGACTTGCAGCCTGAACTTTTTCCTATTATATGTAAATTAGAAGGATTATTTAGTTTAACTAGAGATGAAGATATGTTACTTTATAGAAGAATAATATTTGAATCTTTATCGTTACTAAATAAAATAAATATATATGCAAGCATTAGATAATATGAGAAAAAGACTTCGTTATAATGGCGGAAGTTTTCAGCAAAGTCGAATGATAGAAGATAAATTAAGAAGTTTAAAAAAGGCTTTATTGTATTCTTATCAGGCTGGAACTATGGCTATTGAAGTTGATAATAATATATTAGAATTTAGATGTTTAATGAATCCAGATAAATTAACCTTTGATGCAGATAGAAAAATGCTATCTGTTCCTTTCAAAGATGTTTGTTTAAATATACCAAGAGTTGGGACGACAACAGAAGGATTAGTTGATATTCCAATTTCATGCGGAGACACTTTTATCTGGAAAGAAACCAATACCCGCTGGCTAGTAACTTTAAGATATTTAGAGGAGTTAGCGTATTTCAGAGCGGATGTTAGAAAATGTTTTCCTTATCCAGTTGAGATAGATGGAACAAAATATTGGTTTTCTTCTGTTGGAGAAAATCAACAAACTATTGAATGGTTAAAACATAATAAAGAAGAATGGAATAAATTAAATTATACCAGAACTCTTTATATAAAAAGAGATAATAATACATTAAATTATTTTAAAAGATTTAACATAATTAAGCTTCCAAATATATTAGGTGAGTTAGAAACGTGGGAAGTTCAAGCTGTAAATCCTAATTCAACAGATGATGTTTTAATTTTTCATGTTAAAGAATATTTTGAGAATCCTTATGAAGAAATTAGTAAAGAGGAGCAAGAAAAAAATCAAGAGGAACATGAATTAAATGAAGATTTAGTAATATATGCTTATGATAATTTTGCTTGGAAAACTCCTTATGTGGCGGGCGCCGCATGGGAAATTCGTAACAATACTCCAGGCTTAGATTTTGCTATTGATGCTACTTATCAAAATTCTGAAAGCGTTGTTATTGTTCAATTAAAAACAGGAAAAATAGGAGAATTTGATTTATATTATAATAATCATCTAATGACACATGTTGTTGTGAAGCCAGTTATATAGGAAATAAAAGGAGAGGAAAAATGAGAAGAGATGTCGTATTACCGCCATTACAATCTTCTTTTTTGTCATGTGATAAAGATATTGAATTAATTTTAAATAAACTTTTTAGTGAAAGTCCTTACAGTAGACTCTTAAAAAGATTATTAATTATTAATACTCCAGATTGTTTAAATCAGAATATTATAAAATATGATGATATTGTAAAAACTTTTACAGTTAAAGATTTATTTGATAAAAGTTATATAAGATTAACTCCAAGATTAGAGTTTGATGAACATAATGATGTTCAATCTTATATCCTTATTTCTTTTGATAATTTTGTAACAAATTCTGCAAATGAGCAATTTAGAGATAATATGGTTACGTTTGATATTGTTTGTAATACGAAGCAGTGGAATCTTGAAGGTTTCAAAATAAGACCTTTAATGATAGCAGGATATATAGACGGTATTTTAAATATGACAAAATTGTCAGGTATTGGTGAGTTTGTATTTTTAGGGGCGCAGGAACTAATTTTAGATGCTAATTTAGCGGGATACTCTTTATCTTATGAAGCTGTTCATTTTTCAGAAGATAAAGAAAAAATGGAAGATTTAATCTAGTATGGTTAAAAGAGAGCCTGTTGTTCCGCGCTTAATGTTAGATACTAAAATAGCAATTCCTTTTCCTTCTGCTCAAATTTCTATTTATCAACCAAGTATATTAGAGATTGCTTTTATTGGAGAGGCTTCTTTAATAATTGGTTGTAATGCTCTTATAAAAGATTATAAGAGTTTTCAGGACAATTCTGATTTATCACAGTTTTCTAATTTTCAAATTTTAATGAGAATGATAAATGATAAATCTGTAAATGCTAAAAAAGTTTCAGATGCAATTAGAGATGTATTTTTTTTAATATTTCCAAATTGCAAAGTAACTTTTACTCCAATGTCTATTATTATTCAAGACGAAGAAAAACAAACTCACATCATAGATGATAACAATTTTGAAAGTTTTTTAGATATTATTTATGATATATTTTGTTTAGCTGAATTGACTCAAAATAACACAACAGAAGACTATAATCCGCTAGGAGACCGCGCCAGAGCGATTGTAGAAAAGTTCAAAAAGAAACATGAGTTTTTAGCGCAGCAAAGAAAAGAAAATGGAGAATATCCAGAGTTAATGTCAATCTTTGGAAGATATATAGACATCTTAGCTGTTGGAGAGCATAAAGATAAGAATATTTTAAAACAATATTCAGTTTATCAACTTGTGGAAGAATTTACTCGTTTCATTTGGAAACAAGGATATGATACCACTTTTGAAGCCCGGTTAGCCGGAGCAACTAAATTAAAAGATCCAAAAGACTGGACTAGTGAGTTTAGTCTTGGTAATAATCATGATGATGATTAAAAAAATTAAGGAGGAAAACAACTATGAAGTTTGGTATTCGTGAATGTGCGAATGTAGTATTTCGTGCAAAACAGCCTATGACAATAGGTAAATATAAATTTAAAGTTGGTCAGCCAGTACTTTATATTGATACAGCTACTACTTCATCTGTTGAGCAAGCTACAACTACTGTTTATGCTCAAGGTGGTAGAGGAAATGTTCGTTTAGTAACATGGGAAGGTGAAAAAACTTTAACATTTACTGTTGAAGATGCTTTACTTTCTCCTCGTTCTCTTTCAATGCTTTCTGGTGCTGATTTATTCCAGGGTTCTGCAAATGTATCAAAAGTACATTTCCATACAAATAGTAATGCAACTTTACAGATTTTTGATACTGGAGATAGCCAGTATGGTATAATTGATTTATCAGCAGGACTTGGTTCTACTGAGAGTATTTGTGGTTCATATGATGCACCTATCTATGTAATTTTTACAGATAATTCAGGTGATATTACAGGTGAAAATGTAGAAGGTACTGTTGCAGTTGGTACATATGTACCTAGCTCAACTCCAGGCGAAGCTGGTACATTTACTCCTGCTACTTCATCAAGTGTTAATCAAGCTATTAAGATTACAAAACCAGCAGCAGTTGGTATTGAGACATGGGCTAGCGCTGCTAGAACATTTACAGCTGGAGAACAGGTTGCTGTATTCGTAGATTATTATCTTGATAAAGAAGCTGCAAAAGTTGATGAGCTTCAAATTGCTGCTGATAACTTTGCTGGAAACTTCTATGTAGAAGCTGATACATTATTCAGACGTAAGAGTGATGGTAAAGATTTACCTGCTAACTTAACATTCCCTAATGTTAAGATTCAGTCTAACTTTACATTCTCACTTTCTGGAACTGGAGACCCTTCAACATTTACATTTACAATGGATGCTCTTCCAGGTTATACTTATTTTGATAAGTCAAGAGAAGTTCTTTGTGTAATTCAGGTTGTTGAAGATCAGAATAGTGCTACTAAGAAGATTCAACCAGTTATGCCACATAACAAGAATTTAGAGCATAATGATACAGAAATTGATGATGCTCGTTATATTGGTTATGGTATTGGAGATAATGATACAAAGGGAAATCCAAGTCAGGCAGAAGGTTAATTAATTGATTTTTTATGGCGGTGGGTGCGTCCTCGTGACGTATCTTCCGCCATTTTTTTTATATCTAAATAAAGGGATGGTGAAATATGAATAACAATAATAATTGGTATAAACATAGTGCTGTATGGACTGGATCTATGAAAGACCCAGGCGCCGGACAATACTATATTCATGCTCATTTGAATAAAATTGGAGCTATGAATAATGGAGGCACATCTCAGTTTAATCAATTAGAATCTTTATTTGCCAAATCAAGAAATAATGCTATTAAAGCTTCAAAAAAACATTATACTAATTTATTAATAAATTCAATGTCTCCAGAATCTCAAAATCTTTTAAATAGTTTAAGTCAAAATAATCAAGAACAACTTATTACTAATATGAATAATGCTTTAACAGAAGTAATGAAAAACAACCTACCAAAAACTGTTATAGATAATTTAATAGAAGCTCAAAAAGATGCTTTAGATTTAAATGAAGAAATGAAAAAAATAATTAATGAATCTAAATTTCAAAGACAATTAATATTAGTAGACAAAATATTGTCAATTATTCAAACTGCCTGTGAAAGTTTAGAAAACGATGGTGAGAATGGATACAAAGTGGCTTTAATAGGATTTTTAACATCTATGCGAGATCCAAATAATAATTTTAAATCTCGTCGTGAAATTGGTAATAAAATGACTGAAGATTTAAATAAATTAAGTAGTCAAATTATTGAAATAAGTAATAGACCAGGAGCAAATGTTGTTTCACAAGCTGAAGTAACTCAAGTAGTTTCTACTCTTAATAGTCTTGCTAAAAGTTTAGAAACTGGAAAAACAAATAAAAATGAGCCAATTACTGAACAAAGTTTGATAAGAACTTTAACTAATTACATAATACCGGTAGGTTTTGGAGAAGCTACTGGTTTAGCAATACATAATATAAAGACAGACACTTTAAATTTTGAAATTTCAAAAATTCTTAAAGATTTAGAATCTTCTGGTCAACGACGTACTAAAATTGCTTTTACAAATAGTAGAGGTAATTATGTTACAAAAGATCAAGAACAAGTCTTTCTAGGACAAAAAAGCGCAGGTAAAGCTGATATAAAATTAAAAAATACTAAATTAAGCTTTATATACAATGGAAAACAACAAACTTTAACTTTTGATTTAGGAATTAGTAATAAATTATATACTAATGCTACGATAAATGGAGAGTTTTCTTCAGATGCAAAAATTAGTAGTGGACAAGGACTAACTCTTGGTAGAGCAATAGATACTACCTTTTCGACTTTAAATCTAAGATATTTAGCTTATAACACTTTTGCTTTTCAAAATTATTCTAGTATAAAACCTGCTTTGGGAGCATTACAAGATGTAATTTTTCAAAGAAATATAGTAAATTTATTTGGAGCAAGAGGAATTGATGATTTTGCAGCAATTCTATTAATAAATGGAAAACCAGTAGCATTATGGGACATCATTCAACAAGCGGCAGAAGGAAAATTAGGTAAAACTATGTCTCAAATGACTAGTGAACAACAATCAGATCAACTATTAGTTTTCAAAATGAGTTCAGAACGTAAAGATATTTCAATAAAAAAACCAGGAAAAGATTTTTATACAGACAAAAAAGAGTTGGGTCAAGCAGAAAACCGTAGACGTTTAATTGAAGTTGTTGGGGAACGTGCTAGAAGAATTAGCGATGCCATACAACAAACAAAGATAAGTGCTAGCTTAAATCCTTCTAAATTAAAAAATTTAATTTAAAACTTGACTTTTTAGAAAAATTTTAGTATAATATAATAAATAAGAAATAAAAGGAGAAAATAGTATGGATACTATTAAATTTAATGAATTATATGAATTATATGGTTCTTCAGAAGAATCAACTATAACAGTTCCATTTAATGAAAATGTAAATATTAAAGTTATTCAGTATCTTCCAGCAGAAGAAAAGAATGATTTAATTACATTATCTTTACAGCAAGCTTGGGAAGAAAATGGATATAATGAATTTAAATTAGATACAATATTCCAAGTTTATATAGTATTTTTCTATTCTGATATAGAATTTACAGATGAAGAAAAACAAAATTTATTTGATACTTATGATAAACTATATAATTTAGAAATTTTAGATAAAGTTATTGGGTCAATTCCTGAAGAAGAATATGATGATTTATGTCATTTCTTAGATACTCAAAAAGAAAATAATTTAAAATCACGGACAAGTTTTTCATATACGGCACAACGCATAGTGGATACACTTCCTTTACAAGCAGAAAGAATGAAAGAAGTAATTGATAATGTTGATTTTAGTAAATATCAGCAAGTTATTAATGTAGCTGCCGCAACTGGTGCTAATAACGTTTCTAACTAAAGGTCAAAAGTGATTAATAGATATGCCCTTATTATTAATAATAATAAGGGCATTTTTTTATTTTGTGCAAAATAAAAAATTCGATATATAAAAATTGTATAAGGAGGTAAAAGGAAATGGCTAATGGCGGAAGAATAGATTTTACCGTTGGTTTTAAAACTGATAAATCTGGATTAAGTCAAATAAAAACTGAATTAAATGAGTTATCTAAGATATCTAGTCAAGATTTATTAAATATGAATCCTAATTTACAAGGTATAAAATCTGCAAAAGCAGAAATGCAAAAAATTCAAGCAACAGTTAAAGATGTTCAAAAAGCTTATAATAATGCTTTTAATCCTGCTACGAATATTACAAATATAGATAAATTAGCTACATCTTTAAAAAAGATTGGAATTGAAAAAATTTATAAAGATTTTTCTAAACTTGGCGCTCAAGGAGTACAAGCTTTTAATAATATTGGTAAGCAAATTTTATCTACTAATTTAAAATTTAAAGAAACCAATAATATAATAGATAAGATGGGAACCACTTTAATTAATACATTAAAGTGGAATATTTCTTCTAGTTTTATTAATAGATTTACAGGTGCTTTTCAACAAGCTTACGGTTATGTTCAACATTTAGATACTTCATTAAATGATATTCGTATAGTAACTGGAAAATCAGCCGATGAAATGGATAGGTTTGCAGTTCAAGCTAATAAAGTTGCACAAAGTTTAGGAAAAGCTACAACAGATTATACAGAAGCTTCTCTTATTTATTTCCAACAAGGTCTTGGAGATGAAGAAGCTATGGCTAGAGCTGAAACAACTTTAAAAGCAGCTAACGTAACTGGTCAGTCAACTGCAGAAGTATCTGAACAATTAACTGCTGTTTGGAATGGTTATCAAGTAAGTGCTGAAAACACAGAACAAGCAGTTGATAAATTAGCTGCGGTTGCCGCAACAACGGCTGCAGATCTTGAAGAATTATCAACAGGTATGTCTAAAGTTGCATCTGCCGCAAACTCGATGGGCGTAGACATGGATCAATTAAATGCTACTATTGCTACCATTGAGTCTGTAACAAGACAAGCACCAGAGTCTGTTGGTACTGCATTAAAAACTATTTATGCTCGTATGGGAGATTTAAAGCTCGGGGGCACTGATGAGGATGGATTAAAATTAGGAGATGTATCTGGAACTCTTCAGAAAGTAGGTATCGACGTACTTGATGTAAATGGTGAGCTTCGTGACATGGGTGTTGTCATAGAAGAAATTGGTGCTAAATGGGATACATGGACTAAGGCTGAACAAACTGCTATTGCTGAGGCGGTTGCAGGTAAAAGACAATATAATAATCTTTTTGCTTTATTTGATAACTGGGATATGTATACTCAGGCTCTTGAAACTTCTCGTAATTCTATGGGAACTTTGCAAAAACAACAAGATATCTATATGGAATCAACAGCTGCGCATCTTCAACAATTAAAAACACAGTCTGAAAATTTATATGATTCATTAATTCAAACTTCAGATATAAATGCTGTAATTGATGCTATAATAAAAATAACAGAAGTTTTTACAGATTTAGTAGATAGTATTGGTGGGGGCAAATCAGTCTTATTAGGGCTTGGAGCAGTTGCAACAAATGTATTTAGTAAACAAATTTCTATTCAGCTAGAAGATATGATTACTAAATTTAAAAATGGTAAAGAAAATGCTGCTCTTTTAAGCCAAGAGATTGCAAGAACTGCTAATTTAAAAGGAATTGGACAGACTAGTGAAGCTTTTGGTGCTTTAAAATCTTTAAAGCAAGATGCTCAACAATATTATGGAGTTATGTCTAATGAAGAAATTAAAAATATTAATACTGCTATTGAAAAAACTGTTGATTTATATGCTGAAAAAGATAAATTAGTAGCGCAAGAAGAAGAACGGTTAAAAATAGTTAGGGCACAAATAGAGGAAACTGAAAAATATATTCACCTTTTAGCTAATGCACAGACAGGCAAAGATGGGAGAGGGCTTCCAGGAAGTGGCGGAAAAGCTGCCCAAGGATTGGATATTGAAGCTGGTGTAGGATTAGACGCAGGCGAGAAAACTTTAGAGTATGCAAATTCATTATTAAAAAAGAATGAAGAAGAACAAAGTATTGTTGAACAAGGTTGGGGTGAATTACAATCAGCTTTAGAAGAATATAAACAAAAACTTCAAGAATATAATGAATTAAAAAAGAATACTACAGAAGATGCAAATGGAAATGTAGATGTTTCTTTATTAGATGACGAAGAAGTAGATTCTTTTATAAATATTGGAAATGAATTAGATAACTTAAAAACAAAAATTCGAGATTTAAAGAACGATTTATCAAAATTATTTACTCAAAGCGGTATTGAAGATTTTCAAACTGATTTAAATAATTTATATGATAGCTTTTTAAATTTGGCAGATGGCACTTCTAAAACAAGCGGAGGTTTGACAAGAAATATAAATGATTTTGGAAAAGGTCTTCCAAATGCCATGAAAAAAGCTAAAGAGCAAAATGATAAATTTTTCAAAGCTCAACAAGAAGGGTATAAAGCTACTCATAAAGAAGCTGAAGATGCTCAAAGAAAAATTGAAGGGGTAGGAAATGCAGCTGAAGGTTCAGCTCAAGATATTAGAAGTTCATTTGCAACTCTTGATTTAAGACAACAAATTCAAGGAATAATGAGATTTGGAAGTGGACTTACAAGCACTGCTTTTGCCATTCAGTCTATTAAAAATTTAGGTAGTATTTGGAATAATGAGGATATTACATTAGGAGAAAAACTTACTCAAACTATGATGAATTTAGGTATGGTTATTCCTAATGTGGTTTCAGCAGTTAAAAATTTATCATCTGGATTTCAAGCAGTTCAAACAGTCTTTCAGCAAATGCCTGTTTTATTTACTTCATTAACATATAATATAGCTTCTTGGGCAGGAGCAATTGACAAAGCAGCTATTGGGAATCAAGTTTTATTAAATTTAGAGGATGAGCAGGCTGCTGCATTGATAAAAACTGCCTTAGGACAAGAGGTTGCTACAGATGCATTAACACAAGGAAAACTTGCAATTATAGCTGATACAGCAGCAAAACAAGGCAATAAAGTTGTTACAGAGGCAGTCACAACAGCTAATATAAAATTATCCACAGTTCTTAAAAAAGTTTATGCTGAAATACTTGCAAATCCTGTAGGGGCAACTATCGCAGCTTTAACTGCAATAATTGTTGCAGCAACGATTGCTATTACTGCACATGACAAAGCAGCAAAAAATGCAGCAAAGCATGATTTAGAGAATGCAGAAACTTATGCAAAGGCTGCAAGAGAGAGAGCAGATTCTGCAAAAGAAGAATTAAATAATATTGAGCAGTTAATTAATAAATATAAAGAATTAAGAGAAGAATACACAGATCCTGAAGATATAGATGCGTTAAGAAGAAAAATATATGAATTAAGTCAAGAATATTCAATTCATATTGATATGCTTCAATTAATGAGTGCAAATTATGAAGAACTTGATGTTATGATGAATAACTTATTAAAAGAAGCTTCTAGCAAGGATGCAGAGATGACTTTAGAAGCTATTAATGCAGAAATAGATGCTTTAATTGCTAAATTAAGAAATTCTCAAATGGAAAATAGTCATCCTATATTAGATATGTTCCTTAAAATCGAAAATATTCTTCCAAATATCAATCTTCAAATTGAAGAGATGATTGAAAAACTTTTAGGATTTGAAATACCTGATTGGATGCATCAAATTTCGTCTATTTTCTTGGCTGGTCAAGGAGGCGCACCACTAGCTTATAATGAAGAGGCTTTAAAGAAAGGCAGTAAAAATGTTCAAAAGGTCATATCTTTATCTTCTTCTGGACAATTAGAGTTTGATGAAGAGACTTTTGCCTCTTATAATGCAGAACAACAAAAAGAGGTAAGAGATTGGCTACAAAAATATTATTCTGAAAATGATAGTTTTGCAAGTTCTTATGCAAAAATGTTAGACCATTCTGCAGAGAATATTGAAAAAGCTATTGATTCAACCATTGAGGATACACAAAAAGTTCAATCAGATATAGAAAATTATAAAACAACTAAAGCAGAAGATATTTTTACTCAATTATATGGAGATACTGATATTGGAACTTCTTATGAGTTTAACGATGCTAAAGAGCAAATTGCACAAAGACTTATTACAGACCTCCATTTAACAGAAGAAGAGGCTTATGATTTAGCAACGAAAACCCTAGAAAAAAATGCTTCTTATGATGTTGCTGCAGCAGGTGCGATTTCAGATGCATTTGCATATAATACAGAAAAAGATAAAGCTAAAATTGAACAACAATATAATGAATTAAATACGGCTCAGCAGCATTTTGTATCTGAAAATCAAGAACTTCTTTCAATGTTTCCTGATATTAATACTTTTGAAGAAGAGTTTCATGATTTTATAGATACTGAAAATAGACAGGAAAATATGCTAAATGTTCAATTAGCTTTGACAAATGCAGATGGAACTCAATTAAAACCAGAAGATATTGATGCTCTTTTTTCTAATGACGATTTTAATATTGGAAAATCAAAAGATGAATTTGTAAATCAAACTTATCAACAACAACTTGCTGATTTAACAGCTTATTATATGCAAGCAAATACATTAGAGAATGATTTTCAAAATAATAAATTAGCTCATTATCAAGAAGAACAAAATAAAAGAGGAGAAGAGTTACAGGCACAATTAGAGAATTTTAAACAACAAGTTGACGCATTAGGTTATTCTGAAACTACTTTTTCTCAAGATTTTCAAGATTGGGTTATTAAAGAAGTTGCAATTGATGATGATGATATAGAATTATTAAATCAATATGTAGAAGGTTCTAAAGATTTAACAGATGCAGAATTAGAAGAAATAGAAGTTTTAAAAGAATCAAATCCAGAATTATTTAAGAAAATAGAGGCATACAAACAATATAATGAAATTATAAAAGAATCTCCAGAAGCTATTCAAAATGTAGCTAATAAAACTAAAAGTTATGGGAAAACTATTGATATAGTAACAGGACAGGTTACTAAATTAAAAGAAGGTTTAAATGAAGCTTTTAAAAGTCAAGACTGGAGCTCTATTAAGAAAGCTAATAAAGAACTTCAAGATTTTACTAATAAAGGAATTGATGAATTACAATCATCTTATAATTCATTAACCTCTATAATGGATGAATATAATGAGACTCAAGTTATCTCAATGGATAATCTTCAAACTTTATTAAATATGGATACTGCATATTTAGCTGCTTTACAAATAGAAGATGGACAGATGTCTCTTAATGAAGAGTCTCTTAAACAAATTGCGCTTGCTAGGTTAGATGAAGCTAGGGCAGAAGCATATGCGCAAGCTATGGAAGAACTTCATAATGAAGAAACTCGTAAAGGTATTGAACAAAGTCAACAAGCTGTTATTCAATTATCTTCTCTTGGCGGAGCCGCCGTTAATGCGGCAGAAGCGGCTAGAAGTGGT